GCGGGCATCGGTCCGCAGGGACCGGCGGGCGCGACCGGCGAAGGCGGCGGTGCGACGAGCCTCGCGACGCTGTCCGATGTGCAGATCACATCCGCCGCCGATGGCGACGTGCTTCGATACAACGGCTCGAAGTGGGCCGACTACGCCGAGATTCAACTCACCGATGGAGGAAATTTCTGATGCCCAACACAATCCGCATCAAGCGTCGCGCATCGTCCGGTGGTGCCGGAGCGCCGTCGTCGCTCGCGAACGCCGAGCTCGCGTTCAACGAAAACTCGAACATCCTCTACTACGGCACGGGCACCGGCGGTGCTGGCGGCTCGGCCACGAGCGTCATCGCGATCGGTGGCTCGGGTGCGTTCGTCTCGATCACCGAGGTCCGCGCTGCGAACACGGTCCTCGCTGGCCCGACGAGCGGTGCCGCAGCTGCGCCGACGTTCCGGGCGCTGACCTCCGCCGACATCCCGTCGCTCTCGGGCGTCTACATCCCGATGTCGGGCTCGGCTACGCCGACCGGGACGTACACGTTCTCGGGCACCGTCAACGTCACGGGCACGTTCCAGGTCGGCAGCACGACCGTCACGTCCTCGGCCGCCGAACTGAACCTCGTGGACGGCTCGATCGCGAACACCGTCGTCAACTCGAAGGCAGTGATCTACGGCTCGGCCGGGCAGATCGCAGCGACGACGATCACGACCAGCGGCAACGCGACGGTTGGCGGTGATCTGACGGTGACCGGCAATCTCACGGTCAACGGCACGGTCACGACCGTGAACAGCACTACCGTCACGGTGGACGACAAGAACATCGAGCTCGGGTCGGTCTACTCGCCGACTGACACGACCGCCGATGGCGGCGGCATCACGCTCAAGGGATCGACCGACAAGACGATCCTCTGGCTCAACGCGACCGATTCGTGGACCTACAACCAGAACATCGAACTCACCTCGGGCTACGCCTACCGCATCGACGCCGTGTCAGTGCTGAGCAAGACGACTCTGGGTTCCACGGTCGTGTCGTCTTCGCTCACGAGCGTCGGCACGATCGCCACCGGTGTCTGGCAGGGCACTGCGATCGGCGTCGCCTACGGCGGAACCGGGCTCACGTCCGCACCGCAGGGCTCGGTGCTCGTGGCGAACACGGCGAACACGTACACCGCGCTTGACGGTGGCGGTACGAACGATGGACTCCTCGCCTACACGGCATCGAGCGACACGATCGCCTGGGCGACGAGCATCGACGGCGGGACTTTCTGACGCATGCCCACGACAGTCAAGATTCGCCGCAGCGGCACCGCGTCGGCCACGCCGTCGGCGCTTGAGCACGGCGAGATCGCGATCAACTACGCGGACGGGAAGGTGTTCTGGAAGAACGCCTCGAACGTGATCACGTCGTTCACGTTCCAGAGTTATGCGCTCGCCAGCCATACGCACTCGATCTCGGATGTGACGGGGCTGCAAACCGCCCTCGACGGCAAGGCGTCGAGCAGCCACACGCATTCGATCTCGGATGTGACCGGATTGCAGACGGCGCTTGATGGGAAGGCGGCTTCCAGCCACACCCATTCGATTTCCGATGTGACCGGGCTTCAGACGGCGCTCGATGGCAAGGCGGCGTCGTCGCACACCCACGCCGCCAGCGACATCACGTCCGGCACGCTGGACGCCGCCCGCCTGCCCCTCGCGACGACGGGTGCCGCCGGTGCGGTGATCGTCGGCACGGGGCTCGGCGTGTCGTCGGGCACAGTCAGCGTGACGTACGGGACGAGCAGCACGTCAGCATGTCGAGGCGACGACAGCAGGTTGAGTGATGCCCGCACCCCGACGAGCCATACCCACGGCAACATCACCAACGCCGGGGCGATCGGATCGACGGCGGATCAATTCGTGGTCACCACGACGAGCGGCGTGCTCACTGCGGTGTCGGCCGCGACCGCGCGCACCACGCTCTCGGTGCAGCCGACAGCGAGTCCTACGTTCACTGGCACCGCGATCGTATCCGGCACGTTTCAAGTCAAGGCAAACAGTGGCAGTCTGTCGCACGCTTTCGGCTACAACGAAAACGGCGGCGAGATTTCGTTGTATACGACCTCAGAAGTGCAGGCGTCGCTGATAGATCATGTCGGCGGCACTGGGACGAGGGTGCTGGAACTGGTCAACGGAAATGATCTGTATCTCGGTCTTGGGTCAGGCAACACAACCGGCAACGTAAAGATACAGCGTGCCGGGTATGTCACCGCCGTTACAGTCTCCTCCACCGGCACCGCCACGTTCGCGGGGCAAGTTCTCGTCACCGCAGGCAGCGGCAGCAGCGGATCGTACAAGCCGGGCGTGGCGATCAGCGGGGACGACGATACTGGCGTGCAGCAGACGACAGCCGGTGGCGCTAATACGCTGTCGGTAGTGACAAATGGCACCGAGCGGGTGCGGGTGGGCAGCGGTGGTCGCGTACAGTTTTTCGCGAACAACGAGAAGTACGGCATCCAGATCAACAATGGTTCCACCGGCAACGGTCCATTTCTCGGCAGCGACGGTGCCGACATACTTACCATCTCAACCGCTGGAGGTGCGGAGCGGGTGCGAGTGGATGCGAGCGGGAATGTGGGGATTGGGGCTTCGCCGGGCACCACACTTGACATACAGCGTGCATCTGCCGATGCGGCAGTGTTTGTGCAGGGACAAACGAGCGGAACTGGCGCGACTGTGCAAATGTACTCTGGCTCCGGTCTGGGGTACGTCGGCACGCGAAACAATTACCCGCTGCTCATTACTACAAACAATTCAGAGCGGATGCGGGTGTCGTCGGCTGGCAACGTCACCATCGGGGAAGCCAACTCAGCAAACACGCGGCTGATGGTTGCCGGCGGGTCTTCTAACATTTCGTCTGCGCGTGCCACGTATGAAGGCACGCTGCAAATCAACGAGAGCAGCCTGACGACTCTGGCATCAATCGGCGGGATTGAGTTCAAGGCGAGCGTTTTCGGAAGCGGCTACGGCGTCAAGATTCTCGGCGCAGACGACGGAGCGCTTATCTTTGGCAACCGCGCCAACTCTGCGACATGGTCTGAGTCGATGCGCATTACTCAGAACCGCGAAATGCTCATCGGCACCACCAGCGACAACGGTGCCTACCTCCTCCAAGTCAACTCCCAGATTTACGCCACCAATGCCACCATCGCCACGTCCGACGCCCGCTTCAAGACCAACGTCGAATCACTGACCGACGCCACCAGCGTCATCGAATCGCTGCGGCCCGTCGCGTTCGACTTCATACCGCAGGCCGACCGCAACTTCGCCACCGAGCGTCAGGTTGGACTCATCGCACAAGAGACGCAGGCGGCGCTCGCAGGCACCGACTACGCCGATAGCGTGGTTGCACAGTGCGGTGACCATCTCGGACTCGCATACGAGAAACTTGTGCCGGTGTTGATCAAGGCACTGCAAGAGTCAAACGCACGCATCGCCGCACTAGAGGAGAGGATCAATGGCTGACATCCCCACGCTGTACGCAAGCGAGCCGCTGTCGATTAGTGCCACGTACGACAAACTGTGGGTCCGCGAGATCGTCATCTCCGCACAGTCAGTCGGCGGCGAAGCCGAGGCCCGCGTGACGCTGGTGCGTTTCCGCACCACCGAAGACGGCGTGGAGGAGGCACCCGCAGAGCCGGTGCGGCTGCACGTTCGCGACCTGCTCGCGGGAGCGGAGGCCGACGCGGACCTCGCGGCGGCGGTTGGGGCGCTGATGAACTACGTCGCGAAGGTGGGCATCGAGCAGGGCGTCGTCGCGGCGGGCGAGTGATATGGTCGTCCTGTCGTCGATCCTGCGTCGCGAAGAGCCGCAGCGCGAGCGACGCGAGCGGGTGCCGCTGCCCGGCGAGCTCGCCGTCGTCTGCGTGTTCTGGAATCCTGCCGGATGGAAGTCGCTGCGGAGGAACTACCTGCGCTTTCTCCACGAGATGCGGTGGTGGGGCGTGCCGACGTTCAACGTCGAGCTCGCCTACGAAGGGCAGGCGTTCACGTGCGACGACGCGTGGCTCCAGGTCCGAGGCGGCGACCGAAACGTGCTCTGGCAGAAAGAGCGCCTCATCAACCTCGCGGTCGAACGCCTGCCGGATCGGTTCGACAAGATCGCGTGGATCGACGCCGACATGATCTTCCTCGATCACCAATGGCCCGAGCGGCTGTGCCGCACGCTTGAAGAGTGGCCGGTCGTCCAGATGTGGAACGAGTGGCACTGTGCAGGGCCTGACGGGCAGATCGAGAGCAAGAAGCTCTGCGTCGGACATCGCTGCGAAAGGTATCTCAGCGAACAGAACTGCTGCCCAGGCGGCGCGTGGGCGGCACGACGCGATATCTGGCCGCTCTACGATCGCCACATCGTCGGCAGCGGCGATTCGATGATGGTCGAGGGATGGACGAACCACCAAGTGAAGCGGTGCCTGCGGATGATGAACGAGCCGATGGCACGGCATTTCCGCGAGTGGAGCGAGGTGGCGTACGCGAAGGTGAAAGGCGAGATCGCCTGCCTGCCCGGTGACGCGATGCACCTGCACCACGGGAGCCTCGCCGACCGCCAGTACCACTCCCGGTGGTTCCCCGTCGTCAACGGCGGATATGACCCGGCGACGCACGTCGAGGTGGACGAGAACGGACTGCTCCGCTGGACCGACTCGGCACCCGAGACGCTCGTCGAGTGGGTGCGGGGCTACTTCGCGAGCCGAAACGAGGACGGCTGAGTTGACACGTGCCGCACCATGCGGGCATGGACATATCAACCAAGCGAATCCTCGTCACGGGCGGTGCCGGGTTTCTCGGCAAGGCGGTCTGCCGCGTGTTGCGCGGTCGCGGATGCCGTCACGTGATCGTGCCTCGCAGGGTCGCGTGCGACCTGACCAGCGAGGAGGACACGATCGACCTCTTCGACGACCACCGACCCGAAGTCGTGCTGCACCTCGCGGCCGAAGTCGGCGGCATCGGGGCGAATATGGCGACGCCGGGAAGGTTTACCTACGCGAACCTCGCGATGGGTTTGAACGTCGTTGAGCAGTGCCGACGGTTCGAGGTCGAGAAGATCGTCGTCGTCGGGACGGTGTGCAGTTATCCACTCGACCCGCCCGTGCCGTTCGTCGAGTCGGATCTCTGGAACGGCTACCCCGAGCCAACGAACGCGGGGTACGGGATTGCGAAGCGAGCGGTCTACGAACTGCTCAAGCAGTACCACAAGGAATATTCTCTGCCTGGCGCTGTAGTGATTCCGACGAATCTGTACGGCCCGCACGACAACTTCGACCCGGTGTCTTCGCATGTGATCCCGGCGATGATCCGGCGATTCTGCCGCACCGATCCGGTCACGCTCTGGGGGACGGGCTGTGCGTCGCGAGAGTTCCTCCACGTCGATGACGCCGCCGAAGGCATCGTGCGAGCAGCGGAGACGGTGACGACGCCCGACCCGATCAACCTAGGCGGCGGCGGCGAAGTGCAGATGCGGAAGCTCGCCGAGATGATCGCGGGCGAGTGCGGCTACATGGGCACGATCCGCTGGGACTCCTCGAAGCCCGACGGTCAGCCGAGGCGTGCGGTCGATGCCACGCGAGCCCGCGAGATTCTCGGGTGGACGCCGAGGGTCAGCCTACAGAACGGCATCGCCGAGACGGTCTCGTGGTGGAGGGATCAATGCGCGTCGCTCTGATCACCGGCATCACCGGGCAGGATGGCTCCTACCTCGCCGAGCTCCTGCTCGCGAAGGGCTATATCGTCCACGGCATCGTGAGGCGGTCGAGTACGTTCGGCACGCAGCGGATCGAGCACATCTTCAACCGGCTCAACCTCCACTACGGCGACGTGACCGACGGCGGTGCGATGGCACGGCTTGTCGCCGAGATCGAGCCCGACGAACTCTACAACCTTGCGGCGCAGAGCCACGTACGGGTGTCGTTCGACCAGCCCGCGTACACGGCGGAAGCGGTCGGCATCGGGGCGCTCAATGTCCTCGAAGCCGCACGCGTCGTGCCGGGATGCCGCGTCTACCAAGCGTCGTCCTCCGAGATGTACGGGCAGGTCGCCGAGACGCCGCAACGGGAGACGACGCCGTTTCGGCCACGATCACCGTACGGCGTGGCGAAGGTCTACGCTCACTGGATCACGGTGAACTACCGCGAGAGCTACGGGATGCACGCATCGTGCGGCATCCTGTTCAACCACGAGAGCCCGAGGCGGGGCGAGACGTTCGTGACCCGCAAGATCACGCGGGCAGCGGCACGGATCGCCAGCGGCATCCCCGAGACTCTGTACCTGGGCAACCTCGACGCCCGGCGGGATTGGGGCCACGCAGCCGACTACGTCGAGGCCATGTGGCTCATGCTGCAACAGGACGAGCCCGACGACTACGTCATCGCCACGGGCGAGACGCACAGCGTGCGGGAGTTCTGCGGGCGGGCGTTTGCCCACGTTGGGCTGGACTACCGAGACCACGTGGAGATCGACCCACGCTACTACCGACCGGCCGAGGTGGATCTATTGCTGGGCGACGCGAGCAAGGCACGCCGAGCGTTGGGCTGGGTGCCGAGGGTGACGTTCGACGGGCTCGTGGCTGGCATGATGGACGCGGAACTGCAAGAGTTACGGGGACGCGTGGTAGCGTGAAGATATGCCGCAGCGCATCGAGTTCATCCGGGCGGCCCGGCCGAACTACCGGATCAAGCGAAAAGAGAACCGCCCCAACGGATACCAGCGGGGCTACTCGGACAGGCGTCACGCAGCGTGGCGACGTGCTGTTCTCCTGCGTGACAACTGGACGTGCCGGGCTTGCGGTCATGTGTGCGGCGAGAAGGGCAACGCCCACGCTGACCATGTGTCGCCGGTCGTGCCGGGCACGAAGGTCTGTGTCGATGGCCGCTCGCGGTATGACGTGGATGTCGGGCAGTGCTTGTGTCACTCGTGTCACAGCAGGAAGACAGCGAACGAGACGGCGGCGCGTGCGAGAGGCACCCCATAGCCCCCTGCCAAGGTGGCATGGCGATGACGAAAGCCATCCGTTGCCGCCACGTGCGCGAATTGCGGAATAGGAACGGCGTTTTTGCCGCGTGAAACATGGCGACCCGTGGCCGCAAGCCGAAGCCGACCGCGTTGAAGATCGCCGACGGCACCGCGCGTGGTTCGCTCCGCGAACCGTCGGCTCCGCTCGGTGTGCCGCCGATGCCCGAGCGACTCGCGGCCGAACCGGTCGCCGTTGCCAAGTGGAACGAGCTCGCGTCGCTGCTTTCGGGCATGGGTGTGCTGACGCTCGGCGACGGCGAGGCGCTCGCGACGCTGTGCGAGGTTCACGCAGCGGCGCAGTCGTGCCTGCTCGAACTCCGAGCAAGTGGATCGGTGATTCACACTGACCTCGGCGGCGTGAAGCCGAACCCGGCTGGCTCGCTCTATCGCGGGCTCGTCTCGCTCCAGGCGTCGCTGATGACCGAGTTCGGGCTGACTCCGAGTAGCAGGGTGCGACTTGGTCAAAAGAACGAAGCGCCAAAGGACGACCTCGCGGAACTCCTCAAGTCGCACGGCTGATCTGATCCCGCCGATCGACCCGAGGAAAGAGACGCTCGTGCGTCGGTTTTTCGAGGAGATCCTTCGGCACAGCAAGGGACAGAAGGC